CGCAGCCCGGCGATCGCCCCCGCTTTCGTGATAGTAGTCAATTTGGAAGGTCAAGCAAGCCTTGACTGACGCCTTCCGCCATTCGTGGTCGGCGTCAAATTGTGCTTGGCTTGTGTAAAATCTACGGCTGGTAACATCAAGTAAATGTTCAGCCCTAACTAATAGGCGGTCAAAGTCCTCTTGTTGGGCCTTACCGCCTAAATTTTGATACTCTGAATAAGTTAGCTTAGGCATAAGGCCACCTGCCTAACTATTCAGCTTCCGCGTCTACTGTCGCTGTTTCCACTGGCTCCGCTACTTGCGCAACATCAACTAGCACTGGTTCATCATAGAACGACAAGCACTTATCGTTGATTTCTTGCGCACGTTTAGCCGTTGTTTCCAACACTTCGCCTGCTTCGTGGCGTGTATCGCCGTTATAAAACGGCGCTGTTACTGTATACTTAGGCATTGGCTACTTCCTCCTAACCTTGTGGTGCTAATTGTGCTTTGACAATCGCTTTCTTGTTCTTGTCTGGGATATAGTTGGCATCTTTCCCGGCACCTTGCAAAGCGATACCGTAAAAGTCTTCACTGTCCAAGGCACGCGCTACTTGAATACCAATACCAACAACACCAACGTTTGCCACAACAAAGTAAATGTTGTCGCCTGTTTGGAACAAGTGAGAAGGTACTTCAATAATCGCAAAGCCCTTGAACATCAAGACTTCCGCACGGTCAATGTTAACGCTTGACCCTTTAGCTGTGGTAGTCAATTTGCTTTCTAAGAGAATGTCGTAAACATCAGACGTTACATAAGCAATCTTAACCGCGTCTTTACGAACCTTGTTGTTGATAAGGGCCTTGCGCGCTTCAGCAAAAGACTTCTTAACACCTTCCTCTGTTAACTTGTCAGTAATAGTCTTGCCTGCGTCTGTTGATAACTTCTTGCCTAACTCTTGAGAAGTATGGTCTGCCCATGCTTCGGAATGTTTCGCCAAGCGCTCTGCTACCACTTGTTCCGGTACATCGTTCACTGTGAACGCGTCAATACCTTCATGGATAGCTAAAGGCGTGTTGTAAGCTACTTGCTTGTTAACAGACTTAATTTCTGTACGTGCGCCAAAACGGTTACCGCCGGTGCCGTCACCAAAACCGCCTGTGTTTGCATCAGTCTTGTACTCTTGTAATACCGCATCAGTTTCAGCACTGATTTTTAACTCCATGAATGTATCATTGTTAGATACGCCGTCTCGGACTTGGATAGTGCCCCCAAACGCTTCTAAGAAGTACGCTTGAGATGCGAAAATGTCCGGTAGTAAGCCGGTAAATTGTTTTGTATACTCTTTAATTGCCATTGTTTAGGCTCCTTCCTATCGCTTATAGCGACTTAAAATTTGTGCGAAAGCGTCGCCCTTTTCACCGTCATTAGTGCGCTTAGGGTTGCCCCCTGCTACACTTGGCTTGCTTGGCTCTGCTCCGTTCTTGAATTGTGGGTACTTGTCTAGTACCGCTTTGATTGCGTCTGCAATAGTCGTGCTATCGTTGACTGCTCCGCGCGCTAGCGTGATAACATCATCTACCGCTTCCGCCTTGGCTCCGGCTGTGATAGCTTCGTTCCGTGCTTGCAAGTTCGCTAGTTCGGACTTAATACTTTCCAACTCGGCTTCTTTAGCCGTCAATGCTTCCGCTTGCCTCTCTTGCTCGCTCTTTTGAGACTCTTCATAAGCCTTTGCCTTTTCTAGTGCGCTCTTGGCGCTCTCTAAGTCCTCAAAGCCTAATGCCTTAAGTACCTTTGCTTGACCCTTGGCGTGTTCCTGCTTGCCAATACGATTTAAGTCCTCTTGACTGAATGACGCTTCGGGTTGTTTTTGTTCTGCTTCCGGTTCTCCTTGCCCTTGGCCTTCGGGTGCTGGTTCGCCTTCCGCAAACATTTGTAAATTCAACGGTAGTCGCTTGTGCTTCTCCATTGTCTAACCTCCTAATTTAACGGCGTTAGGTCGCCTATTTCCGTTCTTTAACGTCTGCGGATAAAGACAAATAAGGCGCTAGGTCATGCCTACCGCCGTTATTCTTGCTCTAATTCGACCTTTTCCAAGTCGTAACGCCGTCTTAGTCCGTGGGCCTTTACAAATTCATTCATTCGTTGGCTCTGCCGTCCTAATAGGTGCTTAAGTCGTTCTGCTTCCTCTTGGTTGCCCATTTTCTCGGCAACCCCTAGGCGCTTTTTAGTGCGCTTAATAGCCCTTGCTAGGGCTTTGCGCTCTTGTTCTATCTGCTCGTTTCTAATCGCTTGTTCCGGCTCGTAATAGCGTTGGTTGTTGATATTCACGCCTTCTATGAACGGGAACCATTGATGCCCGCAATTACAACCCCTGTGACCTGCCGGTGTGCCATAGCCATAATCGTATACGCTAGGATAACCGCTATCCGCTTCACCTCTCGGCCTTACATCAACCACTTGGCCTTGAATCGGTGCGCATGCTGGGCGTGCTTTAGGCTTACTGCTTACTAGCACGGTGTGGCAATCGTATTCTGCCATGCGTCTAGTTCGTTCCTCGTTATATATGTCCGCGGTTGCTGTCCGCGTCACCATTCTAACGTAAGTGCCTGTGTCCCATACTCTGCCCCCTGCGTCCGCAAACTCGGAAGGTATGCCACGGTCTGCCCATTTCATCAGAACATCAGTCACGCCCTGCGATACGGTCTTTTTACCGCCCACAATGGTAGCGGTGGCTTGTTGTGTCACCTGTCTAACATACTTCATTAAGGCCGGGTTAACATTGCGCTGTGCAAGTCCTAGGTACGGTACGCCGTTGTTTAGATTGCCTAACAGGTCAGCCAAATACCGCTTGTCTGCCACGCCCAAGGACAACGGCATTAGGTCTTTACCCTGCGCCGTAAAATAACGGTCAGTGTCGCGCTGTACTTCCTCGGAAGCCCTCTTGACCTGACTATTCGCCATGTTCCTTGCTCGTCTTTGTGCGTCATCTAGCTTTCCCTGCAACTGCTTTGCAATTCTCGGCGTTGCTTTGGTCGCTTCAATCTGCCATGCTACCGGGTCATCTCCTACCCTCTCAACAATACTAGCAAACTCATTTGTTAGTATCTCAAAGGCTTCAACCTCAAAGCCCTCGTATTCTTCAATAATTGGGGCAAATAAGCTATTTAAGTAGTCGGGCGATACTTTCATCAGTTATCACTCCAAAGGGCCACCGTGGGCCGTTTCTTGGCGGATAGATTGGATATATGGGTCTTTGGCAATCTCGTCTGCTCTAATGTCCGCTATCCACTTCTCCGCCTGCTCCTCTGTCAGGTCAAATAGACGCTTAACAATTTCCGTTTCGGGTGCTAGCCCTGCCGTCTTGACCTTTTGCCAAAAGTCTAGTTCAGTGTGCCGGTCGTTAAAGATGCCGTCATCAAAATCAACACTGATTTCATTTTCAGTCGGGATATTACCGCTATACACCGGTTGCCCGTCTGCCTTGATAGTCGCTTGTGCTAACTCAAGGGTGCTAATGATTAGTTCCTTGATGAACTCCTCAACCTCTGTTAAGTGGCTGTTCCGCGTCCGGTATGTCATGCTGTCTCGGCTTACAATCTCGGTTGCTGTCCGCACGCCCTCACCGTTGAAAGTAAAGGTTCCGCTTGCTAGGCCGGTCTGCATTTCAAGAGTCGCAAGAAACTTGTTGATGCTCTCGATATACTCGCTACTGCGGATATTGCCCACCATTTCTTGAAACTGTTGACTGTCCATGTCGCCCTTAAGCGCCACATAAGTATCTTCTTCATCATCAAAGTACTGTACCGGGCGCCCTGTGCTGTCAATGTCAGTCCGTAAAAAGTGGTCTGATACAATCACCCTGCGCTTAGATTGCTTGATTTCCCAATACAAGCGGTCATAAGCCGTGTTGATTTGCTCCAAGGTCTGCAATGCGTTGTCGCATACCCCAAGGCCTAGTGGGCTTTCAGGGTGGATATTGTTAAAGCCGTTAGGGCGTAAATAAGCAAAGTTAGGGCGTGATAGGCCTGTATAGGTTGTTGTCTCCTCTAAGTCCTCGTAAACCTCGCTTAGTGGCACTCTACGGCCTAATTTGCCTTTGTCTTTGCTCCGGTATAACTCATTGGTAATCTGATAGGCGCCACCCTCGGCCCATTCGTGGAATTCTAGCAAGGTGTAATAGAAGGTGTCCTTGCCCTCTGTTCGTGTTGTCACGCTGGTAATAGCGCACTCGCTTATACTGTTGCTGTTGATGTGCAAAGGGATAAAGGTATCAGGAATACA